TGCTGATCTTAATCTTTGTAGTTCCGATGGTGTTGGGATGGATAATACCGGGGCCACTGACAACTCACAGGAAAAAGAAAAAGAGTTAGTCCTCGTAAAGTGGATGGATATCATATCCTATTCAGACTGGACTACACACGATAAGATATCATGCCCCATATTTGAAAGTATTGGATGGTTGGTACACAGGGACAATAAAGAACTAAAAATAGCCACCACCCTAGATAGGCATGATGGCTTAGGAGAAAACGATGGGGAACCTACTTACTACGGGATAACTTCTTTTCCTTCTGGTTGCGTTCTTTCTTGCGTTCCTTTACATAGTCTTCCAAGCTAATACCCTCCATCTGCTCGAACCTCTTTTCCCAAGTAAGGGGTGATCCAACAGTTCTTAATTTACCCTTTGGGGTAAGTTCATTTCTGTGTTTCCAACAGAACCTAGCAAAGTGGTATCTTCTGTTATCCTGATCCTTATTATATTTATCCTCCCAATCGCTCCAATTATACTCCATCATTCAATCCACTTGATTGGAGTCAAGTAATTTTATCAAGTAAGAATTTTTAGCATTTCCTTTTTTGTCTTTAATTCTTTTCTGATATGCATGTAGCGGAGCATTTTTTATTTGCTTTCCTAATTCATCAAGAGAGAAAATCCATACTCCGTTCTTCCTTTCTACATCTACACCATACCTCGATTGTTTACCCCAATTTACCCAGAAGATAACAAAGATATCAGGATATAATTCTTTGTACCTATCATAATCTTTCTTATTAAAAGATACCGTTTCCATAGGGTCACAGTCATACCTTACCGCCATAAAGAAGGGTGTTCCCTGATTCTTTAAGTCTGCCTTTTTTGTTCCATCGAGAATAAGATCGTGAGCATATTTGTTTGTTTTCTTCTCAGGATTTATGATGACATCTAGCCCAATAGATGGGGCTATAGTGGAAACAAAAAGGTTCTCAATCTTCTCCCCATGCTTGTACCAGACTTCCTTATCTTCTGTGCTGTAGTTCACATTATACTTCTTTGGGTTATTGCCCTTATCCCGTTGTAGTATCCATCTCCGTCTAACCCCTCAAGCATTATAATGCCTCTCCACCATTGATACTCAGTATCTTGACACCATGTTTCAGTGTACTTTGGATGTGAGAAGCATCCAGCAGCTAACCCAAATATCTTTTGACCGTCAGGCTTAGTCTGTTCAGCATGATTATACAGATGAGAATGACCCTGTACTGCAGAACAATGTAACTTTGTAACCAAAGCATGTCCTATATGGACGGAACTAATTGGTCTTCCTGCTACACCAGATGTAAAGTAATGGCTAAAGGTAATACCCTTTATGGTTACACACTTCTTAAAGGGTGTGATCTTCCAGCCAAACCTTTCGTATTGTAAGTCCTCTATCCCAATAGCACCATCAAGTTCTGGTGTAGTATTAACAGCCCTTGTTATCCTATCTTCATGGTTTCCTATACACATATGTAGCTTGGGTTTGTACCCACGAATTCTTTTTATAGGAGCGAATAGTTTTTCTTGTGCATCTATCACCGCCTTTACATCCTTGCTATACCTCCTGCCCTCAAAGCCCTTTGTCCCTCTATCATATGAGGAAAGGCTTGGCATATCAGCCATGTCCCCTATGCACACTATGACTTGAGGCTTCTCCTTTGCTATAAATTTACCTAACGCAGTAAACCTATTGTTATCATAGTCGGGATGGGCATGGGGATCACCGATAACCAGAAGATTCATTAGGATTCCCCCTTATAAATTTCAGCTCTGATTATTTCGTAATTTCTTTTACCTTTTTCTTTTCCCGGCTCTTCAAAGCCAAGACCTACGGTATTAGGAACCAAGTCTAACACTCGTATTACCAGTGGTTTATCTTTTTCTCCAACAGGATTTATAACTATTGCTTGTTGTACATGTCTACTGAGTCTCAGCATCTTAGTCTTTCACCTCGTATGGGGTAAGAATAATTGTCCATCTTATAACAGAACCCTCTATTTATTTCGCCTATAAGTGATTTAGAAACTTTAAATTCTTTAGCTATTTCTTTGAATGTCTTTTCTCGCGCATAAAGTTCAACTATTATTTCATATGCTTTGTCCTCGCTTATCATAAAATAACTATTACTAATAACAAAACAACAACTATAACGACTTGCATTACTTCCTATTCTCCAACTCTTTAAGCCGCTTATACCCCACAAGGAATCCACGAAAAGCCATAAAGTTTTCATCGATCTCAACAGAAGATCCAGACTCAAACTCCCCTGTCTTTTTATCAAACCTTAGAACATATGCCTTATCTACTGGTTTTCCTCTCATATCCTCTATGGCTTTGGCATAAGCAGAACATTGTAAATGGTAAGCTGAGTATATAGCCCCAGAAGTCTTAAAGTCTATAACACAGTATTCCCCATTGATTATAGCGGTAGCATCTACTGTACCTGCATATTTATAATCTCTGTGATAAACCTTCTCCTCAACAGTAAGCCATTCAACCTCATTAGATTTAACCCACTCCCTAAAAGCATTGATTGAGTTCTCTGCTTCTGTCCACTTGGTGGGCATATCGGGTATCTCACCTCTCCCCAACTTCCACAGGATTGCTTCTTCACACCACTTATGTACAGCCGTACCCACGTTCAAAGCTGATCCCGATGTTTTTCTAAAAGCCCCCCTTATACCCTTAGTCATTTCTGCTTCAGTCATTGAGGAGTTCTCTCCCAACAACTTATGAAAGTTCATAGCAAAGAACTTAGCCCCCTCGTTAGCAGCCCACGGCACTAAAGCAGGTTTAGCAATAGAGTCAAGAATGGTGGTTACGGAAGGAGCATACTTCCCCTCTACGGTATAGTAGTGCTTCTTCTCCTCGAAATTTAATTCAATTATCTCACCGTCATGGTATTCTATTTTCATTTAGAAGTCGAAATCCTCATCATGTGAAGGGGCGGGTTTACTATAACTTTGCGCTTTATCTCTCGGAGGCTGAAAATTTAACGCAATATATTTGTTGCCGTTTTTATCAATGTTTACCCAACCGGCTACTTCCCAGTGTTTACCGCCTATTAAACCATCGCCTTTAAGAGCAGGTTCAGATTCAGTTTTTTTGAATTTGTTTTTAAAAATACCTATTTTGTTATCTTGAGGTTCCCATGCCATTTTCTTTCTTTCCTCTTGTTGCTGTTGCGTTAATAAATCGTTGTGATGGCTAGCCCCGCTAGCATCATCATATTCTCTCATCCATCCATCTTCATCCGAAGGTGCTGACATTATCCTACCCCTGCCCTGCTGTTTGCCTGTAGTGTTCTCCATACTTCAATCTTAGCCTCTGCGATTGTAAATAAATGTTTTAATCGTGTCTCTTCTTCAACAGAAATTTTAAGACCTTCCAAGACCTCATCGTAATCATCGTGAGCAGAAGCCCATGCTTTCTTGTATGAATCTGTTCCTTCTGGTGCTGCAAGCATAAGTGTAGAATGTTTAACCTTCTTATAGTCATCTAAATATTTCCTGTTAGCTGTAGCTTGAGCGAGTTTGGTAACGTTCTCCATCATCCAATGTAATGCTTTCTCTACTGTCTGCTCATCAGTCATAAAATTGGAACCTCATAAGGATGATACTCAGCAGATATTACTCCTGTCTTCATGGCTTTGTCAAGAGTTTGAAGAATAAAAAAGAATTGGCTGTCCATCAACTCTCGATTTCCTTGGTGCATTTCTCCATGACATTCAAAGCACAGGGGCATAGTGAATATATCTGAAGCCTTAATTCCTGCACCGCCAGACAGTGGTGATCCTCTCCCTTTTAAGTGGTGTGCTACCACGGTGTCATTCTTGATGTAACAGGCACAGCAAGGCAACTCAGAGACAAACTTGATATAGTCTTTGCTTTCCCATCTGGTATGCTTGGGTATGGTTCCACTTACATACATATGTCTTTTCTTTTCCTTAGATTTCACAGGCATCCCCTGTACAAGCTAGTTCTTGACTTGATGTGGTATTGTCATCGCTTTCTTGAAAAGATTCCCAATTAATCTCTTTTGGTTTAGGAAACTTAGTATATTCAGATGCGGTTATTTCTTCGTAGGGAGCCTGTTGGTAAACGTGGTGGTCATCCGCTTTAGGTAAGAAGCTAACCCCACTAAGGATATCAAAATTCTTGTAACACCACGCTCCTACATCGAGCCATTCATCCTCTTCAACATAGATCGTTACTGAGGGTTTGTGTTCGCACCAATATAGTGCAAATTTCTTCCATGTCTCAAGGTGGGATATAGCATCTACCTTATCTTTTGTAATGGATTTGGGATGTGCCTTCACGGCAAAAGAGAACACCAGAGATTCTGAATTATAGGGATCTTCATCGTATGGAATTCCTGCTTCTATTAAAGCTGCGTTCAAGGGGTCTTTCTTGTCTTGTCTCACTCTGCGGATGTAGTGTTTCCCAAAGGAAGGGTGTAAACCACTCCCTGCTACTCCAGTTAATTGAGATACCGTCCCGGAAGGCTTAACACAGGTCACAGCTACAGACTGTGGTATCTTTAATTTCTTAGCCCACTGTAGATTAGTAGCTACCGCATGATCTTTCCACGCAGTAAGTTGTTCAGGAGAGGCATTTAGAGCCACAGGGCAGTCATAAACCCCAGTGAAACTAACTCCTAATAGTCTTTCTTCTTCAGCGTTCTTTCTCCAAATGGGTCTAACATACCTAAAGTTAGTTAGGGTAGATTGGAAAGTTCCCAGAATAGTAGCGTCAGCCACCTTGCGAGACACATCATCTATGGTGTCCGTAGGACGCAGTACGCACTCAGAAAGGTTGCACGTTTCTTGAGAAACTAAATTTATTTCTGAACAAGGATTACAGCCGAATTCTTGGGTGTTGTCCCTTCTCTCAGGAGCCATGTCTTGGACAGCTTTTCGATTGAATATTCCCCTTTCCCCACTCTTTGATTCATACAGGGAAATCCACTCACGCATGAAGATACCGATGTCAGGCTTCTCCGTGTAGCACACAGAGTTATTAGCTAAGGCTCTCTGTCCATTCTCTACCCACCACTGACCCATCTTAGCCCTCTGCATACGCTCGTCTGTGAGGTTGCTCAGGCTCAATTCGGCTGCTCTGCGTACACCCCCTACTACCACAGCCTCCCCATTGAAGCACAGGAGATCATGGCACTCTAAGCTGTTTAGCTTCCGTCCAGAAGCATTTCTGAATATACGAATGTAGTTAGTGAATAACTTTTTTAGGGGTTCACTTCCACTTGCTCTTCCCCCAAAAACCTTAAGCCTAGCACCAGCAGGTCGAATACGGCTGTAATCTATCTTGGGTACTAGCCCTTGATACAATAGACTGACCAGTTCTCTGAGTGCAGAAGCCCACCCTATTTTAGAATCCCTTACAACTATTGTGGTATCTGTATCATGGAACTCATTCGCTATCTCTGGAAGTTTACCAATGTACTGTCTTTCCACAGAGAACCCAACTCCAGTACCACAGAGAAGGACGTACAGGTTCTCATCGAAAGCCCTGACGTGATCCACAGCAATATACGAGCAATTGTATCCTGCCATTTCATCACGATCTAATGCAATCCCTGCTGTCATTAAACTTCGCATAGAAGGCATGACATTCATCTGAAGAATTTCTTCCTCTAGGTGGTCAGGGAAATTAGGAAAACGTCCTTTCATAAACGAGACATACCTGCCCACGGTTTCTTCCCAAGACTCCCTGCGCTTGTGTTCGTCAAGATAACGAGCGTACCTTGATTTGTGAATAAATTCCTGATACTGATTCATCACTCTTCCTCATGCCTTTTCATAGCCATTACCATATCATTTTCATTAGATTCTATAAATTCTGAAACCTCTTTTATTCCTTTGTTTGATAAATGCTTTTCAATTAAGTTACATAGAGTCCACTTGTTGTTTAGATAATCACTATCAATTACCATTGCAAAAAGGAACCCTTCTAGCTTTGATGAAAATTTTTTTCTATTCAACTCCGCAATTCTTTCTTTTATCATATATCAATCCCCTCATAAGGGCGGTTTATAGAAATGTGGTTGGTGTGGTTGGATGTGGTTAGTCATACAAGGGGTATGCTCCGATAGGAGGAACGTTTATAGAGCCTCGGAGCCACAACTCTCACTACAGGGGAAATCAACCTGTTCCACCATAATTAAAATCTTCTTTGTTCACCTCTTCCTTTAGTTCTTTTTCATCATAATAAGACAATAT